CAATGCTGTGTTCGTCAATGGTGCAGGTAGTGTTGGTTCTGCTGACTCCATGGTTTCTATCATTGGAGGGTGGTTCAACTGCAAATCTATCCTTGCCGAAGTTGATCTTCTTTTCTTTAATAACTGCCGTGGTATTTCAATATCTGGGGGAACTCAGCTCTATGCCGCAGCCGGAGCAGCTTTCGCCACTCATGTGAAGTTGGCAAACTGCAACAATATCACAATCTCGAATGACACTATCTTCAGTGAAATGAAGTATGGGGTATACATGACCAGTTGTGGCTACAGTCAGATTGGTGGTCGTTTTTATAGTAGTGCGGGCACACCAGCTACTAACTTTGTAGTGGGCTCAGCTTGCGCTCGCGTACTGGTCACATCTTCTACATTTGATGGCTTCTGTGCTGGTAATGTAGTTAATTTCGATAGTTCGTCGGTAGGGTGTGGAATTCTTACCTCTACCCTGAATGCCGCTACTTTGACTAATACCCCCCGAATACTGAACTCCTCAGCGAGTCCTATTGGCAGTTCAGATGGCTCAACAGGTTTAAACAGCGGAGTTTAATTATGGCAATATCTGGTGATGCAAGTTGGAACATGACACGGGATGCCATCATCAATGCTGCCTTTCGTAAGATTGGTGTGTCGGTTGATGGTGCCACAGCGTCCTCGACTCAGCTAGTTAATGCCCAAGAAGCTCTGAACAATGTGGTATTTTCTCTCTATGCTCAGGGCATGCCTGTGTGGGCCATGACCACCACTTCCTTTACCCCGGTGTTAGGTCAGGTGGCATATCCCGTGGGTCTTGGACTGGGCGTGGGTAACTTGAATATTCAGGCACCCCTGAAGATCGTGCAGGCATTCAGCCGGGATAATATCAGCAACACCGATATCCCAATGAACATCTATACCCAGTATAACTATAATCTGCTGAGTACAAAGATCAATGAGGGATATCCTGTACACCTTTGGTATCAGCCGTTAAATCAAGCCGGGACTATCACAATTTGGCCAGCGCCGGACCAATACACGGCAACTAATCGCTCGATCTATTTTGTGTATCAACGGGCATTTGACCAGTTTGATGCTGGGACAGATACTCCGGACTTTCCTCAGGTTTGGCTTGAGCCTTTGATTTATTCCCTGGCTCACCGACTCTCTCCGGAATTCGGCTTGCCTTTATCGGAACAGGATAAACTTAATGAGACGGCTTCCAGCCTAGTGACTAATGCACTCAGCTTTGGCACGGAAGAGGGCAGTTTCTTCATTCAACCTGATTGGGTTGTTATGGGCATGGGGGGAGGTAATCCAATATAATGGCCACGAACCCATATTTCACACAATATCACACCCAGAGATTTTCCTTTATTGGGTCTCCTCAGCAGCGCGACGGTACATTTCTAAAGGATCAGCGATTCCTTAATATGTACCCAGAGTTGATTAAGAGTCCCATCAGTGATGGTAAAAAATACTACCTGAAGAAACGTCCTGGTCTGGTGGAGTTTCAGACACTCCCCGCAGGGACTGCTCAGGGGATTTTCTTCTGGAATAATAACTACTACACGGCAGTTGGTGGCATTCTATATGAGGGAACGACTCCTCTAATCACTTTGTCACAATCAACCAGCCCAATAGGATTTGCCGAATACAGAACTGATGCCCAAGATTCGTTGTTTATCTGTGATGGTATATCAGCGTGGAACTTTAATTTGGGAGTGGCTACTGAGATAACCGACCCAAACTTTCCAAATCCCCACATACCTAATCCAATATTTTTGGACGGTTATATTTTTCTAGCATCAACTGCTACCCAGACGATTCACAACAGCAACTTGGAAGATCCAACTACATGGCCATCCGATGGTTTCATTGATGCGGAAATGTATCCAGATAGCATTGTGGCTTTGACTAAGAACCTGAACTATCTAGTAGCTGTTGGTACTGCTTCGATTGAATTTTTGTATGACAATGCCAATGCCACAGGTTCCCCGCTACAGCGTAATGCTCCGGCGGTGTCCCAGTTTGGGTGTCCGGCTCCATTTACAGTCAACCAGACAGAGACCGAAGTTATCTTAGTGGGATCTACTGGTAATGGTGGTAATACCGTATGGACCATTACAGGATTCCAACCAGCAGAAATAGCTAATGAACCCGTCCGAGAAGCCCTGGACACAGAAGGAACCTCAATTTCACAAGCGTGGGGAAACACGGTGCAATGTGCTGGCCACAAATGGTACATTCTAAATTTAGTGGGGAATCAGCGCACCTTTGTTTATGATTTCGAGGAAAAGATGTGGCATGAGTGGTCTTCCGGTTCTGGGCAACAAGCCTTTTCCTGGAGATTCACTGCCGATGCTGTGGGAGCCCCCGTTTTACTTTCTCCCGATTCTGGTATTGCAGTTTCTCTTACTCCAAGTGCTTATGTAGATATCACCACCCCAATCAACGCCACAGTCATTACTTCAAAGATTGACTTTGATACAATTCTACGGAAGAGATTCTATAGGTTGTCTCTTGTAACTGATGCACCAAATGGAGACACGAGTGTTCCCATGACGGTGTACTGGTCAGATGATGATTATAATACGTGGTCCTCCGGAACTACGCTACAAGTCGATGGGAATTATCCCACTATAACACAACTTGGATATAGCCGCCGAAGGGCGTTTAAATTTGTCTATCAGCAGCCTTTCCCTCTTCGGATGGAATCGTTTGAGTTAGATATCATTCAGGAAGTCAGGAGATAATTTTATGGCAGTAGGAATTCCGCCGCCGCCACTCAATTCACCAGATGGTAGCTATTACTGGCTTGAGTGGTACTCCAGTCTGACTAACTTCATCAATGGTCAAAACATTCCTTGGAGCAACCTGAACTTTGCCGGGTCGAATATCACGGATATCATAACCCGAGACCACAACGATCTTCAGGACATCCAAGGGGGCAATACTAATTTTAGGTATCATTTAGTTGGCATTGGTTCCTGTAGTGCTGACGCGAGTGCTCAGTCTTTGCCAAACACTTGGTCATTGACCCACACAGCGGCCAGCGGAATCTACACAATTGTTCACAATCAAGACATTCCTGTGACTAGTTCTATAATTGTGGCGACTTCAACTGGGTCGGCCGTAACGTGGTGTACTGGAACGACAGTAGACACTAATTCCTTTAGTATCCACACATATTCCAACACAGGTGTTCCAACAGATCAGGCATTTTCTTTTATGTTTGGCACTGTATGAAAATACAAATTATTAAGTATGACCATAAGTACAAGGATCAGATGGTTGAGATTGCTCATCAAATCCACCAAGCATCTCTGTATTCGGAAATTGAGATGGAGGAAGATAAACTACTGGCCCAATTAGAATATGCCAGTAACACTCACCCATCAGGATATTTTAGATTGGCTGTGCTCGGGGATAAACTTTATGGGGCCTTCCTTGGTATGATAAGTCCAGGATTCTTCTGTGATGCCTTGATCGCCAAGGACATGGGTTGGTGGGTAAAGCCCGAGCATCGGGGATCCCCAGCAGCCATCTGTCTCCTTCGAGACTTTGAGAAGTGGGCAAAAGAGAAAGGGGCTAGTAAGGTGATGATTGGCCAAACTGGTGTAGAGAACATTGAAAAGACCACGAAGTTGTTTACGCACTGCGGATACAAAGTAGTTGGGTACAACACTGCCAAGGATATTATCTGATGATTTTATTTCGAGAGGAATCTTTTACAGAAGCATTGCTAGAAGAGGTTGCATCTTTGACTGAAGATCATTGGGATGAGGTGGCTAACTTTAAAGACACGATTAAGCTGGCAGTAGACAATGAGAAATATATCTCCCTTGGTTTGAAGAAATCCTGTCGGTTATATACCATGAGGGATGACGACAGATTAGTTGGATATATGTCTGTATTAGTAGACACCCATCTCCACTATAAGAATGATCTATTTGCATTTGTTGATACAATCTTTATAGATATCGATTATCGTAAAGGTGCTAGTGCGCTCTACTTTATGAAATTGGTAGAAAATCAAATGAAGTTGTTGGATGTAAAAGTAATGTCATACCACATTAAAGTAAAAGCAGATTATCCTGCTATTTTCAAACGGCTCAAATTCGAAAAGGTTGAGCATATTTATTCTAAACTGTTAGGGGAATAACATGGGATTTTCTGGAGCCGCTGCGGCGGGAGAGGGTGCAAAAGCTGCTGGTGAAGCCGGTGCAGGGGCCGTCACTGCGGGTGGCCTGGGAGCTGCTGGTGCGACCGCTGGTGGTTTAAGTACCGGCGCACTGGCGGGCATTACCTCAGGGGTACTTGCAGATGGTGGTGCCACTCTGGGTGGCCTTAGCGGTATTGCTGGTCTTGGTGCCGGAGGAGCCGTTGGTGCTGGTGCACTAGGAGCATCATCTCTTGCCTCTATTGGAGCAGGGCTCGGCGCTGGTATCGCAGGTGGTGACGCCTTGGGGGACTTTGCTGGAGGGAGTTTGTTGTCCTCGGGGGGTGGTCTACCTTCAGCGGGTGGGGATGTATTCTTGAATGCTGACGGCTCTCTGTCGGCGGCCCCGGGTTCTCCGACTGCTGCGGCGTCAGGGACTTCCCCAACGAGTGCCCTCGCCAACACCAGTGCAAATGGTCTAGGCACCACAGGCACTCCCACGGGCAGTATTGGTGGGGCTGCTCCCAGCTCGGTGACCGGCCCTACAGGCGGCGCTCAATTTACTGATGCTACCCAGGGCGCGGCCCAGTTCTCTGACGCCCCACAGGCTGCCCCACTGGGAGCTAATCCAGGGGCTGCCGGCGCGGCGGGGGATCAGGGATCATTGTCAAGTCTATATGGTCCAAACTCTACGGCGATCCAAAGTCCTATGGGACAGGCTATCTCAGGCTCCACTGGTGGGGATGTTGGCGGGGCTACTATGGGCCAGGTCATTCCGAATATGGGCACTCTGGGGCAAGGCTCTCCTAGCTTTCTTAGCTCTATGTTTGGTGATGCTAGTGGGAACATTACCCCAGGTAGTGTGGCCCAGAAAGAGGCACCTAATCTTATTAGCTCTTTGGCAAATGAAGGTCTGGGAGCGTATCAGCAATATGCTAAAAACCAGGCAGCAAAGAACTACGCAAATCAAATTAGCCAACTATATAGTCCCACGGGGGCCTATGCTCAACAGATGCAGCAGACCTTGGCTAGGCAAGATGCCGCCGCTGGGCGTAACAGTCAATCTGGCACTCGTGCTGTGCAGCTTGCCGCCGCTCTGACCCAAGGACAGGCACAGGCACTTGGTGGTAATAACTACTCACAGGCATCTCAGAATGTGGCCAGGACTGACGCCTTGAATGGTCTGTTCACACCCACCATTATGAATGCTGCCGGTACTGCGGGAACATCCGCCTACACCGGACTGGCTGGTCTTTTTAGCTCGCCGTCTTACTCATATTAATG